AAATGGTTCAATTGCAGGAAGCTACAGCACGGGCTTTATCTAATGTAAATACTAAACAAGCTTCTGTTGATTTACAAATTGCAGATAAAAATGCAGCATATGACGAATTACAAGATGCAATAAATTTTTTCCAATCATTAGCAGAAAATCCCACCGCTCCCGTCAGCGGCCTTAGTGTTGCTTCAGATATGCAAACAGCCGCATGGCAAAAATATAATGAGGAAAATGAAAAACTAAAAATATTACAACAACAGCTTCAAGTATTATTAACAAAATATGATGCAGCCCTCGCTGCCGAACAAGGTATAAAGCCCGACTCACAGGAATTTTATTATCAACAAATGGAAAAACGCAGACTTGATCTAATAGAAGAACAAAAGACACTATTGGCCCAAAAGGAAAAACTCTTAAATGAGATAGATGCAGGGATAGAGAGGAATGCGCTTACGGTAGGATTCTCAGATTTGCCCCCCGAAGAGCAAGAAAAAGTTATTGAAGCAGAAAAGCAAAAGATGAATTTCATCGCAGGTGCTGATCCTGATAAAATAAAACAAGGAACTTATGGAAGGGCCGTTGGTTCTTTTCAAAAAGAAGTGATGGCAGCATATGTAGATGTTATTTTAGAAAATGCAACAATAGAGGAAATTTCTCAAGGTTTAAATGCACTACCGGGAGCTAAAGTTTTTAATCAAATATTTGCTGGTTTTGATTGCCCCGGTTATACCTTTTTCACTCCTCGTCTAGATGAGTTTTTAGGAACATTTACTCTTGGTGGCTGCGCCGATGGCGATACAAAGCCGTTTATACTTCCTAAATTGAAAAAACTGCCGGAACTTTGGGATTGGTTCGTATTAGTTGGTGAAAGTTTTGTTGATGCTTTAGCAAATACATGTAAGAGAGTTGTTGCCGCACTAATCTACAAGGTTCTTCAAACATTAGAAGCAGCTTTGTGTAAAAGTTTAGCATTTGTCGGACAAGGAATAAAGGATTTGGCTAGTGCTAGTAATAACAATTGGAGGTTTCCAAGGTCTTTTCCTGAGTTGCTTGATGATATTGTTTGCGGTGATCAATTAAGTGAAGAAGATCAAGAAAAAGCAAAGGAAAACTTATTTAGTTTGAGCGGTGCATCTGCACCCGGTGCAATAAGCACAGCATCAGATGTATTAGAAACAATGGCCACATTGGGTTCCGAGCAAGAATATTTATCTGCTATGACTGGTAATGGAGATACATCATTTTTAAATAATGTATCCAGAACATTATCAGTCATCCACCCCGAATGGGAATCTCTTGGAAATCCACAGTCGCTAGAGAGTGTTTTAGTTGCTGCCGGTAATCAATTGACTGCTGAACAGAGAGAATATGCCGAAGAATTATCACAAACACCAGCACAACTTTTTCCTTTAAACCCTAGTATTTGTCTATCAAACGAGGAAGCCGAACAATATTACAACCAGTTGACGGATGTTTTTGAACAACAAATTGGAGATCCTGATATCGCTAGAGAATTTGTTAACAAACAAAAAAGAAATTTAGCTGATGATTTAACAGAAATTGCTCAAATATTAGTTGAAGGACCAGAAGGAGCCTTACAGAAAGAGATTGATAAACTATTTGCACCACCAGACCCTGATTGTGTCTTAGATCCATCATTATTAAAAGACACTGAAGAAGTAAAAGAATTAAAAGCAGAAATTATTGAAGGGATGTTTGCTGGTCTACAAAAAGCATATCTTGACGATACTATACAACAAAACTCATTTGAATTTACTGACCCTGTTGGTGTATTATTAAGGATAACATCTGATGTTGTTGGTTATAATTATGGTTTTCATTTTTCACTTAGAAATAATTGGTTTTTGAAAGCACTTGTTTGGCTCGGTGTGTTTGACGGTGAGGCTCCATTTCCAGAAACTGTGGGCCTATATTTGAGAGATCAAATAATTTCTAACGTTCCTTCATACGATGAGCGAGCATCTTTTAGATTAGAATATAATAATAATTTGGAAGAAAGTGATCAATTTAGGTCTAGAATTTCAATAGTGGAAAGTTATCCAACATTTGGAGAAGATTTAAACAGATATAATAATTCTAATTTTATGTATCAAACAATTATATCTACTGCGGAGGGCGAAACTGCCCTTTCAGCAAAAAACAATTTTATTGTTGAACCTTATATGACAGAAGAAGAAAAACTTTTTATTGACCAATATGCTCCCTCTCAAGACGAACTATCATTTTCTGTGAACGATAGAAGTAATAATTTTAGGAACTATGTTTTAAAAAATTACATAGAAAAGATTTTGAAAGACAAAATAGGCAATATTAATTTGGATATAGAAGGGTGCCATGTAATAACAAAAATGATAAATCAATTTATGTTTCAACAATTTAAAGAAACGCTCGTAAGTGACCAAAATGGGTTAATGGCTGAATCTTTTAAGCATGGTGGTATAAATAACACAATCACACTTGACGATCTAACATATGTAGATCCCACACCGGGTGCAACTGAATATACATACACTGATGAAGCAAAAGTGTTAGGTAGAAGTTTCACGGACAATCCAAGAGTTAAATTTTTAGACCCAAAGGTCCATGGCGGCACCTATACTCTACCGAATATTTACATTGAACCAGCAACAAATGTTGGATGGATAGGATTTTCCAAAACTTTGGTTCCAAATTTTGATGGATGTGACAGGGGTACTTCTAATTTCTTAGGCTTAAAACAATTAGAAGATAAGATAGCCGTAACCCAACAAAAGATTCCATTTGATGAAAGATTAGAAGAAGGACCAGAGTGTGTGGTTGAAGTTCCTTTTGCAAAAATAGGCTCACCAGCGACATTAGCTACTTTGGAAGCATGTGTTTCAGCAACAATAAGGATCTATATAACAGAGTTTTTGGTGAATTCATACCCAATTCATGGTAATTTAGCTTTTAATGACAAGAATTTTGATGAATTGTTAATGGAATATATTTCCGAAAAAATGCAAGAAGGCTTAAGTGAACAAACTTCTTTCTTTGCATTTAATATTTTTGGAACTTATGAGGGGTATGCTTATTGGCTTTTATTCTTAGAACAATGTGCTCAAACTTATAATAGAAAAATAATTAATGGAGAATTAGAATCAGATATTGAAGCCGACGAAATGTCAATGGCAATAAATGAGGCTCAAATATCTTATACAAAACCAAAGAGAGATGATCTTGCTGAATTAGATATAAATGTTTTTCTTGAAGTTGGAAAAAACAAACCAGCAAATATTTTTGACCTCATAAATTCATTCACCGAGCAAGTCGGAAGAGACATGGCATATATGTTTGCAGGTGGTATTTTAATGAGAAAAAATAATAGAGATTGGATGGAAGATTTTTCTGATATTCCAATAACTGGATATGAAGAAGACAAAGCGACTCAAAGAATAATATATCCCGGTGCAGAGCTACCATTTTTGAGTCCGTTTTTTACACAAAATAGAATGAATTTCATGGCAAAAATTGCATATATTGCTGAATATGAAGAAAACTGTAAGGTATTTTTGAAAAGGCTAATCCGCGAGGAAATAAAATATTTTTCTGATAAAATAGCATCCGATGCTTCTCAAAGGCCATTAATATATGATATTAATAAATATTTTATTGGAGGTTCAAATATACTTCATGGAAAAAATATTAGAGCAGGGCTGTATGATGTTGAGGTTCCAATTGGTGGAGCTTCGGGATTAATCCCCACAGAAATAGAATCACCAGAATATTATGGCACAATTAACCATTGTGCTAAATCTGATGGTTTTCATCCATTAGAATCAGCAGATCTTAGTTATTTTGATTGGATCGATATTAAAGGATATGGTGGATTTTATTTAGAAAAATATTTAAGAATCATTCCAAAGGGTGCACCTTTAAGCGATGAAGAGATGGCTTTAATGGACTACAGAGAATCAGGCACATTAGATTTTAACAAAAGAGAAAGTGAAATAAATCCATCAAATGCTGCCTCCAAGGAACTTCCTTCTGGGGTTCAAAATATCACAGAGTTTATTGAATTTTTAAAAACACAGGAAATAACAGAAGATACTAATATTTCAGATTTATTTGGAAACGCTCAATTATCTTTTGCAGATAAGGGCTATGTTGGATCTACTGGTATAAAATTTGGTGTTAGATTGTGTTATATACCTGCTGGTAATTTTGATATTTCACAAACTTTTGATACAGAACAGATTAAAGAAATTAAAACAAATTCTTTGAAAGAAAAAACTTGGCTTTTTAATGAAAACGATACCTTAGAACAAAACCAAAGATATCAAACTTGGGGTAAATATACCATCCCTCTCGTATCATATGAACAAGATATTCTTGATGAAAAACTAGTTTCTTTCAAAGAAGCTAACGAAGATTTTAATCAAGATTTGAAGTGCTATATTGATGGGCTAGTTTCAACAGATGAATTTAAGATGATATTTGATAGAGTGTTTAATTTGAAAAAAGTTGGTTCTATATTTTCAATATACTCTGATGTCAACTTTTTAACATCTTTGGGACTTGGCGAAAATGAAAGAAGAGAGCCAGAATTAGGAGGTGTCTTTAATTTACTTGATGGCGAAATAACACCTCCTGATTCAGATGAGCGTTCAAAAACATTCAATGACTCAAAACATGTTTGTAGAAAACTCTTTGTATCAAATTATAATAGAAAAGATTTTGATCCACCTGATGAAGAGGATGATGTTGATGAATTATCTTTGCTAACACAAAGTCTATTGGCAAAAACATTTAATGCACTTTCATTAGACAGTGCAATTCCTTGGCTAACACAGAAAAGAATAAGAAAGAATCTTCAAACTAATGTAGATGGTTCCCCATGTGAAAATCAGTTTGGTGGAATGTTTGATTTTACATATGATGGCGATGGGTTACAAATTGCGAAAGCTGACGATAAACCTGATCTTGATCCTGACCCTGATCCAACAATACCAAAGGGAACAGCAGAAGTGCCACCGCCAGAAGAACCCACAGGCGATCCAGACTTGCCAGAAGATCAATCACCCGGCGGTAGTGGAGATTCTGGTTTTAGTGGAGAATATTAGTTTTTTTAATCAATTGATTAATTAATATAAAGAGGAATCAACAAATGCCAAAAGAAACACCGGGAATACAGTTTCCTTTAGATATTACAGAAACAAATGCTGGTTATGACTTAGCTGATATAAAGACCGCTGTAAGATTTAATGTAAAGAATGTCATTCTTACTAATCCCGGCGAACGAATAATGATACCAGATTTTGGTGTTGGGATAAAAAGAGCATTGTTTGAAAATTTTACAATTGATTTATTACAATCTATGCAAGATAGAATAAATCAACAACTTTCTTTTTATGTTCCTTATATAGATATTTTAGAATTAGTTATAGAGCCAACTGGTGAACAATCAATCCATATTAAACTAAAATATGAAATAGAATTTGCTGAAATAGTTGATTTCATTGAAATAGATATATCAAATATTTAATTGAAATTCTATTTACTGTGATTTGTCGGAGTTTCCTTTTAATGCCAAAAAATAAAAATATCAATATAGATTATACAAATAGAGATTTTGAGTCTATAAAACAAGACTTAGTAGACTATGCAAGAAGATACTACCCTGATTCTTATAAGGATTTTACAGATGCTTCATTTGGTTCGTTGGTTTTAGATACAGTTTCTTATGTTGGGGATGTATTATCATATTATGTAGATTATAGTGTAAACGAAAGTTTTTTAGACACGGCAATAGAGTTTGACAACATTAGAAAACATGCAAGATCATTAGGGTATAAGTATGCTGGTACACCCTCATCTTTTGGCATTATAACTGCATATATATTGTGCCCTGCAAATGCAGAGGGAACCGCCCCTGATTTAGATTTTTTGCCAAGATTAAAAAGAGGCTCATCTTTTGCGACAGCCCAGGGTATTAATTTTGTATTGACCGAGGATATAGTTTTCAACAATGCACAAAGTGAATTTGTAGCAGCACGTTTTAATGAAACAACTGGAGCTACAACTTACTTTGCTGTAAGAGCGACTGGACAAATACAATCTGGATTATTATTTTCGTCTCAGATAGTTTTAGGAAGTGTTTTTGAAAAATTTAAAAGAATAAAAGTTGGCGACCCTTCAGTAACTGAAATTCATAGTGTGGTAGATTCACAGGGCAATAAATATTATGAGGTTGATAATCTCTCACAAGAGGTTATTTTTGTCGAAACAACAAACAAAGATGCTATTACCGATGGTGTCAGATCAATTTTGAAACCTTTTGTGGCAACAAGAAGGTTTGTGGTAGAAAGAGATGACACTGGTACCTATATTCAATTTGGATTTGGCTCTGAAGAGGAAGATACTACTGGTCTTGTTGAACCTTCTAAAATTGCACTAAACCTTCATGGAAAAAACACAATTTCTAATAATTCTTTTGATCCAACAAAACTGTTATCTACAAATAAACTTGGAATTTCTCCTTACAACACCACTTTGACAATAAATTATAGATCAAATAGTTCTATGGGAAGTAGTGTGGCGGCAAATAGTATAATAAACATTTCAAACAGAGAACTTGTATTTGAAGTTGGACAAAATATACCCACAGAACAGAGAAATATTATTGAAAATTCTTTAGAAGTGACAAATTTATTACCAATTAATTCAGTAAATTCAAGAATTTCTTTAGAAGAGTTGAAGCGGAGGGCTATTTCCAACTATGCAACTCAAAATAGAGCAGTAACTAAACAAGACTATGAATCATTAATATACAATATGCCAAATAAATTTGGTGCCATCAAAAGAGCCAATATTATAAACGATCCCTCCGCTACGAACAGAAGGCTAGCATTATATGTTATAGCAGAAAATTCAAGTAATAAATTAGCCATTTGTAATAATGTTATAAAAAATAATATAAGAAATTGGTTAAGTTTTTATAAAATGTTAAATGATGTGATTGATATATTTGATGCAAAAATAGTAAATTTCTCAGTTGCGTTTACCGTTCATGTTGACAAAAGATATGATCATGACTCAGTTTTAGCAGAATGTATAACAAAAATAAAAGATCATTTTTCTGAAGTTTCTTATATTGGTGAGCCGATATATATATCAAGAATATATCAATTATTAAATAATATACAAGGTGTTATTGACACTAAGAATGTTGTTTTAGAGAACCTGTCGGGTGGAAATTATTCCAAAGCTAATTTAGTCTTTGAAGATGCTATATCTAAAGATGGTACATTTATAAAAATCCCACAAGATTGTATAGCTGAATTGAAATTCCCAGACTTAGATATTCAAGGAACTGTTAAATAATGCCTATTAAAAGATATATAGCCAATGCAGATAATTCAATCACAAATGCATTTAAAGAAGACTTATCGACAAGAGGAACTGGCTCTAATGCTGGCGCTGCTGATATATTGGAAACATTTTCAATCTATGGACAGCAATCTACCACTTCAACAGAGTTGTCTAGAATATTAATTAATTTTCCAATTTCTGATATACAGTCCGATAGAACAGCGGGCTCTATCCCAGCTTCTGGAAGTGTTAAATTTTTTCTAAATTTATATAATGCACCGCATTCAACAACACTACCAAGAGACTTTAAACTAACTGTAAATGCTGTTAATGGAGCTTGGGAAGAGGGATATGGCTTAGATTTAGATAATTACACTGATTTAACATACGATAAGATTGGTTCAAATTGGATTAAAAGACAAGGTAACACTTCTTGGTCTTCTGCTGGTGGAGACATTTACACAGATGCAAGTTCTTCTTTTGAACAAACATTTTCTCTTGGAACTGAAGACTTATCTGTTGATATTACACCGCTTGTAGAGCAATGGATGACTGGTGGTAGTCTAGGAAACAAAGATAGGAACGGTGTTTTAATTAAATTATCCTCATCATATGAGGCTTCAAGCTCTTCCAACCTTAATGGATCACTTGTCTCTTATTACACAAAGAAATTTTTTGCTAGAGGTAGTGAATATTTTTTCGATAGACCAAATCTTGAAGCAAGATGGGAATCAAATTTAAAAGATCAACGAGGTAATTTTTATTATAGTTCTTCACTTGCCCCTGCGGTGGATAATTTAAATACAATATTTTTATATAATTATGTTCGAGGTAGGTTAGCTAATATCCCAAGTATTGGTACTGATAAAATTTATGTTAGTATTTTTTCCGGCTCATCTGATGATACTACACCAGATGACGCCGCACTCAAACTATCAGTTGATGGCACTAATGTTGTAGCGGGCAATTTGTTTGTAGTCACAGGTAGCCATGTTTCAACTGGTATCTATAAGTGCTCATTCGCTTACACGGGATCATCAACATTAGAAACAATTTACGATGTTTGGTTTAGTGGATCAACAACAATCACTAATGCTGCCGCTGCATCCATTCAATTCCATACAGGTACAATAAAACCAATAACCCTGCAAGCATCAAATATTAATCCAAATGGTAAATATGTCGTTTCAATGCCTAATCTAAAAGATTCTTATTCCAGTAATCAAACCGAACGTTTTAGGATTTATGTAAGGAATAAAAATTGGAGTCCAAACATTTATTCCAAAGCACAAGCTACTCCACAAACTTTAATTATTGAAAGTGCTTCTTACCAAGTTACAAGAGTAGTGGATCAAAAAGTTGTTATCCCTTATGGTACTGGCTCTAGTGATAATAACTACTCTATGTTGTCTTATGATGTATCTGGCAACTATTTTGATCTTGATTTATCTATGCTTGAAGCTGGTTACACTTACGGATTTCAATATAGTTTTTATGAGGGCTCTGTTTCTTCATACAGAGAACAGCCGTATTTATTCAAGTTTAGAGTAGAAAAAGATGAGTATTAAAGATTTATTTACAAAAATAACAACTTTTGAAAATGCAACAAGTGGTAGCTCCGATGTTGAATCATTTGAGTTTATAAAAACTAAAAAAGAAAAATTAGACACATTTCAGCCAAGTGTTGATTTTGCAACTGCTTCTAATTTTGCAAAATATGGCTCTGCTTATGAATATTATACTCAAACAATAGAGAGAATATATGGAGATTATCCATATGATGGTTCCGAAAGAGAGAAAATACTTTTTGAATTATCTTCCTCTTATCTTGATAAGTGGGTTTTTGATAATAAATATCCAAAATCAACTGGTTATATAAATTTTTCACATGGAGGGTGGGGAACCGCTGCTTCTATAACACAAGGGTATGGTTTACCAAACTCCTCCACAGATTATGAATATATTTATTCTCGCGGTGGGATGCATACTGCTTCTGTCGGGATGGAAGGTAAGCCATTACGAGAAACATTTGATAAATCAGTCATTTATGATTCTGCAAAAAACAGAACAATCACTTATGATATTAATGGATCTGAAGGTGTAACAATTGAATTTTGGCTTAAGAAGGCAGGTTTTAATCACTCTAAAACTGGTAAAGAAGTAATTCTTGACTTATGGAATGGCAAACTTTCTTCTTCAGCAGACTATGGACGTTTGACTCTCAATATTACAGGGTCACCAACCGCTGGTGCCGGTGCCAATCAAGTATTCAGAGTTACCCTCCAATCGGGCTCTACGGGGGTATTTGAGCAAGTTGTTAGCACAACAGATGTAACGGTTGCCTCACTTTCTAGTTGGTCACATTATGCCTTATCTTTGGTTTCTGCTTCTAATGGTATTACTTCAAGATTTTATAAAAACGGTAATTTGAATTCGAAGAAAACACTTGGAACAAAAGGTTTTGGAGATTTTAATGGACTTGTAAATGGATATATAGGTGCACTTCAAACTGCTCCATCTGGTAATGTATTTCATGGAACCACTTTAACTGCTGCTGGTAAGCTTTCTGCTTCTCTTGATGATTTCCGTTTTTGGAAAACTCGGAGAACCTCAGAAGAGATTTATAATAATTGGTATCGCGGCATCGGTGGAGGAACCAACTCAGACGATGCTAATGTTAAGCTCGGTGTTTATTATAAATTTAACGAAGGTGTAGTCGGGACATCAGCAACAGATTCTGTTGTTCTGGATTATTCTGGTCGAATTGCTAACGGTTCTTGGACTGGGTATTCTTCTGGTGCACGTTCAACCAATTCTGCTTTTACTGAATCTGAACTGGTTTCCTCTGAAGTCGCTGATCCAATTATCTACAGTACACATCCTAATGTTATTAGTTTGCTGACTGAAATGCAAAATTCTGGTTCTGATTGGGATGAAGAAAACGGTAGCATGTTGCTGAACACTTTGCCACAATGGATTAGAGAAGAAGATGAAGAGAGTAACAGCAATGTTAAATATTTGTTTCAAATTATGTCAAATTATTTTGATACTTTACATGCACAAATTAATGAACTGCCAAAATTAAAAAACAAAAGGTATGTTGAAACAAATAAAAAAGCACTTCCATTTGCCGATAGATTATTATCAGAAAAAGGCATTACTGTTAATAATTTGTTTGTGGATTCTACCATATTAGAAAAATATGGAGACAGAGATGCAAATAAGACTCTTTATGAAAAAAATATACAAGAAGTAAAGAACTTAATTTATACAAATATCTATAATAATTTAGAATTTATTTATAAATCCAAAGGAACAGAAAGGTCTGTAAGAAATTTGCTAAGATGCTTTGGCTTTGATGATGAGCTTGTAAAATTAAATGTATATACAGACGGTGGTACTCACTACTTTTCTGACAAAACAAAACAAACCACATTAAATACGAAATATATTAATTTCAATGATCAAAATTATTTTGCTTCAACGGTATATCAAACATCATCAGCCAACAACTCGCAAAGTTTTATATCTGGTTCTGGTATTCAAAAGTTAGAAAAATACTCGGCTTTTACAGCGGAAGCAGATATTGTTATTCCATATAAAATAGAAGCTCATGAAGAAGGGTATTTTTCAACACCATTTTTATCATCTTCGATATATGGCTTTCATCAAGCAAACTCCTCTAGTGCAGCCGATTATACATGGTTCTCTACTAATATAGCAAATTTGCAAGTTTACTTGGTTCGAGATAAAATAGATTCTAAAAATGCAAAATTCGTTTTAAAAAATCAAGATGGTACAATAAATTTATCAACAAGTCTTATACCTGAGATTTATGATAATCAAAGATGGAATTTGGCTGTTAGTGTAAGACCAGATAAGTATGGTCTGGTTGGAAATGTTGTCTCTTCATCAAATCCAACTTATGCATTAGAATTTTATGGTGTTACACATGCATTTGATACTATCGCAAATGAATTTACTCTAACTGCTAGTTTAAATTATAGTAGTGGTTCAAGTTACCTTTCTAATGCAAAACGTTTCTTCGTTGGTGCCCATTATACTAACTTCACAGGAGCACTGATTCAAAATTCTGATATACAGATGGGTGCTTTTAGGCTGTATGAGGATTATTTAGACAAAACAATTATAAGACAACATAACCTTGATCCTTCAAACTATGGATTAAAAGAAAGTAATCGTCTTGCCACAGCATTTCCATTTAATTTATCGACAGATATTCCAAGTAGTGACTTGATAGCGATCAATTGGAACTTTGATACAGTAACTGGATCCGATGCATCGGGAAAATATATTGTTGAGGATATGTCAAGTGGTTCAACCGATACAAAGTATGGTTGGATTGATAATATTGTTCGTCGAGAACATAAAGGTGTTGGAGATAAATTTGGAGCTTCCAAAACTTCGTTTGTAAAAAATAAAAACATTTATTCTCAAAAGAAAGAACTACCAGAAATATCTGTAACTTCTCCAAATATTATTATTAAAGGAGAAGAACAGAAATTTTTTATAAGAGATGAAGATGTATCAGATAATTTTTACACTCTTGAAAAAAGCATGTATCAGGTAATTTCTGAAGAAATGTTAAATATGTTTTCCTCTGTTGCGGAGTTTAGCAATTTAATGGGCAAACCTGTAGACAAATACAGAATGGAATATAAGGATTTAAATAACCTTCGAAGGTTGTTTTTTGAAAGAGTGACGGGTGATTTAGATTTTGATAGATTTTCAGAATATTTTAAATGGATAGACACAGCAATATCACGAATTGTTGAAGATTTATTTCCGATTAGTTCTCGTTTTTCTGGTGGCATCTCCACTGTTATAGATAGCCACATTTTAGAGAGAAACAAATATCAAAATAAATTCCCTCTTCTAATAGAACCAGACATTCCAGAGGCTGCTATTAGAGGCCATGCTGAGATGAATTATGATTGGAAGCATGGTCACGCTCCGGTTGTTGGTGATCATAATGATAATTGCTTGTGGCAAAAAGATAGAAAAGAAAGAACTGATATAGCCAATAGAGAAACATTAAGGAAAAGTATTAACAAACATGATGATGTTCCCATTCCTAAGTTATATAAATTTGGAGGACCAACATATGAGGGTTCAACATATATTTTTAGAACTCTCAGTAAGCCTTATAAATTAGAAAAACTCTTAAAACACTCAATTGGTGGTGGAATTAACTATCCAAGTAATAAAGATAGAGATATAATACACAATTTTGTACAACGAGCGGGTAATGTTTCCGGTGGTGTACCTCAAAATACTTTTTTGGTTGGCCAAGGAACCGGAAAGGGTGTGATAAAACAGAAAAGATGCGATGATGTATTGGATCCAAATTTAAAGAAACGAGTACATGTAGAGGGTTTTGTAGGTAAATTCGCAGAAGGAATTGTACATCCTTCAAAATCAGTTGATGATGTAGATTCATATTTTTATACCTTTGGATCTGAAAAAATGCCTGTCAATGTTGTCACAGGTGCCGTTAAAACAGGATATAACTCCATTGTTGTAAAACACTTTAACAGCGGAGCCGTTATAACAAATATACACTCTGACACAACAGATTTTACAAATGAAGTTCCAATGCAGGGCACATTTACTCAAAACTGGGTTGGCGGCCACCAACATAGACATGTTGATTTAAATTTTTATGATGCATCGAGAAGAGATGATGACACGGGACTTGCACCCCTTAATGGACTTCATAACGAATACACTCGCGAAGAAGCATGGCAAATTATGTTTAGTGAATGGTTCAGCGGTGATGGTGCGTTTGGCTTTGTTGGAGCCGATTATGGTGGTCCTTATCCTGACCCTGCAAGAAAGGCTGCTACTTTATATCGAGAAGAAAGAGCCAAGCGACCAGTTAATATTAAAAATATTAGAACCGTGACAAGCAGTAGTCCTTTCTTTTCGCATGGGAACTTTACTGAAAATCATGAAATTGTTGAAAGTTTCGGTAAACTAGAAAATAATATTTTTCTAAGAGACAACCCAGATCAATCACTTTATCTTCCAACACAAGTTGGTCAGGCATTGCCTCTCACTACACACCCCATGTCTTTAATTGCCCAAACCACAGGTGCAGCAGGGAATATTTTTGGGGCTCATAACAACAACAGACAGCCAGATATCACCGGCGTTACTGGTGTAAAAGCAAGTGGCTCGTTCACAGTTTATGGAATTAATCATATTTCCAAAGGCGCAAAGCTTCAAATTACATCAAGCAACCAAAGAGGCTATGTTATTGAAACACCTACTGCTGGTCATTCAACTGTTTTGACTGGATCAAGTGATTCTGATTTTATGGACAATTTGCAAGCTCACATACAAACAAGTTCGTCTATGACAACGGCAACTACTTATGTTTCCTCTACAGTAAAACCAGCGACTTTCTTGGTTGCTTTTCCAAATTCCGGTGTCAATCATCGTGTTTTTATGTCAGGAACATATAGATCAACTTGGGCTCACAACAATCCGTTTACTTGGGCTGGTTGGTTGTATATTTCTCAATCAAACATGTCAACTGGTGTTGTTTACAGTCAAAGCTCATCAGCAGGTCTTGATCATTCAAGACAAATAAAATATAACTCAGGTACAAGAAATTTAAAACTTTACAACAATTATGTAGATTCTGGTGCTAAAAAATATATTGAATGGGTCGGCCCCGTTATGACACCATATCTTGATCAATGGTTTCATCTTGTCATTACCCATAATTCCGGTGCATCCTATGCCGGTACAGCAAGCAACGATGTTAAAATGTATTTAAATGGTGTAAACGTTTCCACTACTAGAGCCGGTAACACCACCATGGGTACTGGCTTCACTATGAATCCGATGACAACAAAATATTTTCTTTATAACCAAAGTAATCTTAGAACTAACACTGCTGAACACAAAGGCGGCTTGTGCAATGTTGGTGTTTGGAATACTGTTCTTAGCCAAGCTCAAGTTAATGATCTTTATGGTGGACATGTGTTTGTAGATTATTTAACAACACAGGTAGCACCAACAGGCAACTTGCAAGGATATCTTCCTTTAACTAGTAGTTTGACTAATCCTGATTATAATGTGATTGGGCATCAATTTGTAGATGGTAATAAATTTTTAGATGTAAAATATGATACACAAAGTGTAACTGCATCAATCAATGCTGAAGGTAATATTAGATTTTTAAAGAGCCCTGCTGTTACAAAATCTCAAATCATTGTTTCATTAACTGCATCTCAATTTGGAACACAATTTAATGGAATTATAACGGGATCAACACCAACATTCCAGACATTCTTTAATTTCAATAATTTAGCAGGTGGTGTTAATTTTGTTGAAGCAAACGATATTGTCAATGCAATCATCACAGGATCTGCCACAAATACAATTATTACCTCTCGTTTTTCTGCTCCCGGTGGTGTTGAAATAAATTCTTTAGGATATCTTGATGTTTATGCAAGAGAATATTCGGCATATAATCATATTAATTATAGAAACTATACAGTTCGCTCATCAGGAAGCGGCGAAGTCGGTACAATGTGTGCAAATAGTCAAATAAATAGACGAGAGGGGTTGCAAACATTATTAAGAAGACATACGGGTAAGTTTGGTTATGATTCACAACATGGTAGTATAACTGCTGCTAGCTATGTAACAATTCCAAATTTCCACAAGGAACAGAGAAACGGTAGAAAACAGCCAACAGGTTTATCAACAGTATTGGCTCCTGTTTTTTCATCAAGTTTTGACAATGGATATATAACTTCTCTAATACCCCAATCAGATTATCAATATAACTGGATAACTTCTTCTTTAGGAAATAATTATTCAGTTACAAGCGGTAAGCAAAGAATTTATGGTTATGCCCCACGCGATGGAATTTTAAGTTCATCAGTAATTATTAATGGTGATTCTGGCTTTGAAGTGCCAGCAATACATTTCCCATCAGCATCAGAAATTTTCGGAGTATAGAATGGCTAAATATTATCAAGATTATGTTGGATTAAATACATTTATATATGAACCCACTGGATGGGACCCAGAAAATCAAAATGCTGTGTACACTGCTTTAAGTTATGAAGGTCGAGAAACTAAACTTACTAATATTGGGCGTGTTAATTTACAAGTGTATTTAAATCATTTTGGTATTGATTTGGCTTTTGGGACCAATTCAACTGTTTTGCCACTTTATACGGGTTTTGTATTTAAAAATTTTCGTTTTTCTCATCAATTACCAACAACAGCATCATTTTTTCCCGCCCTGATGCTTCATAGAAATGGTCCTTATGGGTATCCAATGTGGAAGCAGACAAGAGTCAGTGAAAATCCGTTGACCCGAAAACAAAAACAAAACAATGTTATAACAATTATAGAAGAACCCGGTGGTCAGTTTACTTTTACTAGAAATAACAGAACAATAACTCAAATGGCTAGATATGGCTCAATAAAGCAATATTCCGAACTCCCCGTTATGTCAAAATTTCGCCCTGTTGTTGTACATGGCGGTATAAATGTTCCCCTTACTAACAATCCAGCCGTAACTCAATTAAAAGCTATTGCTATATTTGCCCCCATGGCAAATAATATTAATCAATTTACAAACCAAGAACTAAATCAAAAAACAGAGCGATTTAGAAGATTTATTTCTAATCCTTACGAAGCTTTAAAGAGTCGATATCTTAATGGTGTTTTATTTACGAACCAATCTCCATTAGATGTTTTTGATAAGGTGTTATATAAAGAGATTGTATATCCTCAAGAGCTTTATACATATAAGAATTTTAGAAGACAAAGAACAACATTTACATTTCCATGGAAAGACTTAAGAAGCGAAAGAACTGCAAATGTTGCAAGTTCAAATGGTCTTGGTTCGAATGTTTCACAAAGTGTATGGGTTATGGATGCTCAAAGAAACTTTGATACCGGAGTTAGGACAACCACTGGGTCTCTTTATTATGGACTTGTCGCTAACCATAGCACTACAACTTACAGTGGCTTCACTGATCAAGGTATCTTACAAAATCAATATTCTTTTGCTGACCACAATATGCACAGAGAGGCAAGTCTAAGTTCATCGGCACTTAATAGTATTATAAGAGCGGCACCAATATATAATAGAAAACATTTTTTAACACATAAAGATTCTTGCAGAAATGTTAATGGAATGCCCATTGAAGGTATTAGTTACGGCTCTTCTTTTGGAAATCTTACAAATAGAGATTTACCAAGTGGAGAAGCAAAGTGGGAAGCTGCATCTCAATCTGGATTAAAACCTTTCTACAATACTTATGAAGATTATATTCAAGGTCCAAGGCAATTTGCAAAAGAATATGGAATCGTGCCTGAGTTTAAGATATCAAATCATGTTGAATTCTATAGAAATAATTCTGTAATTGAAGAAAATTTAAATGTTTTTGAATTAACAGGTGGTTTATTAAATAGAACTGGTTCAAATGAACAAAATTTTTATGAAACTTATTCAAATTCTGATTTCATGAAATATTTTAGGGTTGTTCTCAATGATCATGAAGAAATGGGAGAACCAGTAGAATTAAAAATGACATGTGAGATTATAAAAAAACTTGCTCCATATGAGGGCTTTTACCCTCAACAAAGAACAGTTCAAATGGCACAACAATTCTTTAATGACTACAGTAGTTCAATAGGTTTTTCTAGCTCTTTTTCCAATGGCTGGATAGGTTCTAATAGTGATAGACCGCATGTAGCGATGCAAAATGTACTAACTCCTCTTATGGCACCCGGTATTTTGTTCAATTCCATAAAATCAGGTGTTGCTGTAGATTATCCTATTATAACAAAAACCTTAGAAGAATCAGGAAAATCAAATTCCAGAGTTTTCAAAGACACTAATTCAAATTATTTTTTAGCCTTTAGTGGGTCTAATGGCGGCATTGGCAAATTCAAAATGCTCGATAATGAAAAAGATGGAGTGGTTTTTGATAATAGAGTAAGTTTTGAGACATTATTAAACCCAGATCAACTAGGTTTAACTCATTGTAATGAGCCATCTAATTTTTCTAATCATTCTTCTTCTGCAAAAATAGCAATAAACTCAGGACAAACAAACTACACTTTAATGATTAATAACTTTTTAGCTGAAACAGCAGATTTTTTCCTAAAGAATAAAAAATATACTTCATTTGTTTCTAAACCTTCAAACGAGATACCTTTATTTGAAGCAAATAAAGAATACTCTATGCGTGTTAAAATGTTCAAATCATCAGATTCTGTTGTTCCGCAAGTATCAGGTAGTAATACTACTAAACCTTTCCTGGCCCCTCAATATGCTGATGCAAATACTGAAAACTTTACGATGTATTCTCGTCCAACTGCTTTTGGGCCGCCTGTGGGCATTAGTGTAAATGAATTATCTTATAGTGTTGGAGTTACACCCATGGCTTTAGGTGCTGGTATTATAAGAGGAAACAGACCTTTAAATGGAGAAAACTATCCTTTTACACCGCCATATTATCATGGGCAAGCTTGGGCTGATATAACCTTTACACCGACCGCCAGTGCAGCATACACAATTCCGCAAATTATACAACAATCAAAAGTAAAATATTATAGATATGTTCACAAAGATACAGGCACAGGAGAAGATATATTTGGCCGCTCAGACAATACTAAACCAAACGGCTTTGCATATGGAGAAAATTTTCTTTACAATGTTAATGCCTTACAATTAAGTGCATCTGTTAATTTGTTTAATTTTAAAAGAGATACACCGGGAGATTTAACTGAGGAGACTGCTCGATGGGTTATCCAATCCAAATGGGAGTGCCCAATGTTGAACTTTAATAGACTTCAAGCAAAAAGCTCAGTTACTTTACCAACCAACGGATCAGCTTCGGCCCCAAGAGGCATGTGGCACCAATACGGACGCCTTGAGCCAAACCCATCAAAGGGAGTATTTATGCAAATTACAGACCTTGATGAAGATTGGATTACCAATATATTGGGAAAAACAACAACAAATGTTTTACCGCTAAAAGAGCACTTAGGTTTTGCTAATTCAGAATCTAGATTGGGAGAAATTGCTGATAGTAAAGAAATTAAAGAAGCGGTTGTGGCGGTTCCTTATATTGAAGAGCAGGGTGAAAGAAAATATTTTCACATACCGAGAGAAGATATTAATAATGCTTTAAGTGGACAGCAAGATTTGGTTGGACAATCAGTTTTTAAAATGGTTGCTAATATGTTAGATTTTGTTTTACCGCCGAGTATGGACTTTATTATAACACCAGAAATCGAACCTTTTGCAATGTATATATTTCCTTTCACACATACATTGGATAAACGCGATTTGGCGAATATATGGCAAGGTTTGTATCCAAAGGTTTCAACTAAAGCAGAAAAATCTTCTGTTACCATATCTCATAAATTGTTAGCAAAAGAACTTCTCGGTGGTGGTGCAGTACTAACACAAAATGGACAGACAATAACTATAGACAATGGGTCGCCGGGAACTCCATTGCCTCATAGAATACGCTGGATGGTATTCAAAGCAAAACAAAGAGCTAAAACAAGCTATTATGATACAATACTTGGACAACAGACATCAGCGGCTTCAGCTAATAATGCTGCTGGTGGCGGTGGAGGTCCCGTCACGGGAGCTTCCGCATTCGAAATTCCAAGAAATACATATAATTGGCCATACGATTTCTTTTCGCTTATAGAATTAGTAAAACTAGGAACTGAAGTTAGTCTTGGCCAACCTGCTGAAACTTCATCAACATCAGTCACTGTGCCACAAGGTGCAACTACTACAAATGTCGGTCCTGTTACCAATACTGGTGGAGGTACTGGTGGAGGTAATATGGCAGCACCCCAGAATCAGGCAACAAACCTTACGGGTCAAGCATTAGCTGCGGCTCAAAGTGTATATGATGCAAGGGGTGAAAGTTTTGTTTACACATGTGCCCAGTTAGCTGGATTTGTTAATGCTGGTTTAACATTGTTCCCAACTCACCAACAACAATACGATGCTTGTGTAAGTGCGGCTACAAATTAGAGGATTAGAGAATGTCATTTTTTAATAAGAAAGAAGATGTAATGAAAATTGAATTGACTCCGCATGGAAGATATTTATTAATGAAAGGACAGTTAAAACCACAATACTACTCTTTCTTTGATGATGATATTCTATATGATTCTGAAGCTGCTGGTTTTACTGAAAACAATGCAGATACGAAAATAAGAATATTATCTCAAACACCAAGTATAAAACCACAGGTAACACACAGAGGAATTGAAAGCAATGCTTTTAATGAAAAAACAACTGATGAATATAATGTTTTAATAAACCCAATTGGAACCAATAAAACAATTTCTAAAGATGCCAACGGATGGGACATATCAGCCTTGGATGGTGAATTTGTTTCTTCAAAAATATATATATCTTCCTCAACAAGTCCCATGTATAATGTGCCTCAAGTTGAATGTGAATTAAACTTTACAATGTCGGTTACCAATATAGATGAAGATGTTTATTTTGATGAGGACTACGAATCCTCTGACTTGGCCCCAGATGATACTTTTATAAAACTTGAAAAAGAAGATTATATTTTATATATTTTAGAAAAAAATGGATTTTTATATAAAGACTCATTATCGCTTGAGGTTTTCAGATATGATTATGATGAAGTTAATATGAACAAGATAATGTTTTTTGATGAACATGATCCCAACAATAGTATAGAAACTCATTTAGAGTTTGATGATGAAAATATAGTTGAAACATTTTTTAATATTTCATTCGATAGGCAAATACCAAACTCGGATCTTTGCAAGGGGTTAAAAAAATTAAAAGATACGAATATTTACTTAGGACTAAATATCCAATGTGATGATATCATAGACCCAGAAATAAATATATACCAAACAGATGTCACAGATATGGACATTGAGGATTGCGATTAATGAAACTGATGGTTCCAAACATTTTAATAAAAGAAATCGATGTATTCGATGGTTCGGGTGGTAACACTGGTATTCGTATCACAACAGCTATCAGAGACCAATTTGGAGAAAAATGGTCAGATTTATCTGTTTTTGAAAACATGAAAGTTTTGATGGTTATATCTTCAGATAAATCATTAAATACAGTGTTGGAAAATGGAAGCATAATTTTTAATGAGTCTGTCATAAGAAAAAACTTCAACGTTGGTGAAAATATCAAAATCTTTAATCAGTCTGTTGCACACAATAGAAGAATAAACCTCGGAGAAGAAATATTATTCATGGGTGAATATGATACTATATTTGATTCTTCTAAAAAAGATATTAGAGTCTTTTGTGCTGTTTATCTTGATATGCCGGGGATATTGGGCGGTTTAAACACCGAGATATCTGGTGTTGAAAGAATGTATGGTTCAATCAGATCAGAAATTATTTTAGAAAATGGAAAAGTTAATAAACAAACCAATGTGTTTTTGTTGCCTGATAACAATCAATATATCGGACCAGTTCATCAGCATCCTAAAAAAGGATATATGGTTGGTGGAGCACACACAAATACTCCCCATGCTGTACTTCAAGATATAAAGGTTCAAAATTATAAAATAAAAGACTATAGAAATGCAGATTTAAAGATGAGTAATGTTAAGGGCGGCATGAAGACTTCTAAATTTAGTAAAATATCTTACTCTGTGAATTCACAAGGAAATATTTCTGGTATTTTTGCAATAAATTTCAAAGAAATAATTTTTAGAGATACAAAATATGGTTCTTATATGAATATGCTATCAAAAGATGCAATAAGAAATATATTAAACAGAATGGAAATAAAGAATTTTGAAATTTTTAGGAAAAGAGAGGATACACAAGAATTGGTTTTTGTTGATGCTGTGAAAGGGTTTCGTTTTGACTACAGTGGAGTTTTGAATGCATCTGATCGTTCAACGGAAAATCTATCATTCGCAGAAATACCTCTTTCGGGTGATAATGGTGTAAAAATGTTTTACTTTATTGATCAAACGATTGATAAAACAACATTAGGAACATATACTTATGAAATTAGAATAAACTATTTAGACCCAACAGTATCCTTTATAGAAGAGTATATATCTAGCCTTAGAAATGCAGCGGGCCACATGAGAGAATATATTAATATTTTTGAAGCACATAGAAATTATAACTACGATACAAAGCAAACAAAAGAAAATTTTTATCAAAACCAATATACTAGCAGAGCCGATGCTGGTGCTACAACTCCACCATGGATAATTGCTAATGAAATCTATGTACGTGGAATGTGTTATATCTATAATATACGAGCAACAAAAAAGAGGGAAATGCTCTTCTCGAATGCTTCAAAAATAGATCCTAGAAATGCAAATTTATTCTCATTAAATGATTTTAATAATAAGTTATTAAATTTATCATCCAACTTTGAAAGAATATTTAATTTATCAAATAATATTTTACATCCAACAACAGAGCAAACATTTGTTAAAACCCCCAATAGTAGAAATATTATTACGATTGAACATGTATATAAACAAGCTATCACACCAATGAATTTCAATGTTTCTTATAAATATTTTAATCATATAAATAATCCCGGCGATATAATGATATTTTCGAAGAAACAGCTTCTCGACCGGACAAATCTTGAAATTAATAAGTTTTTCAAAAGTCAACCAAAACCAAGCGATATAAGTAATTTAGAATATAATAGAGATTTGATAAATTTACAAACAAATAAAAGCAGTTATTTAAGCCCCGTTGCATTGAATAACTCAGGCTTAATGTTGCATTTAACCGATATATCAAAAATAGACATTAATGAGGTAAACAAATTTTTTAATAAGAAAACAAATAAAAACACAGGAAGTAAAAATATATTTGCAAGCTTACTCGGCACTCCCTTTGGAGCATCAGTTGGTTCATTAAATAATGTAATTGATATTCTTTTAGATCAACAAGATGAAGCTACACCACCAGCGTCAGAAGTTGTACAACAAGCAATGCAAGATGTTTTATCATTTCTAACTGGCATGTCTGGTGGGTCTGCTTTTAATACACTTGGCGGCTCCTCGCCAACGGTGCCAGCCGGATCTGTTGTATCTACAGGCCAAGAGGGAGATGAATTTTTAAGTTCATCGGAATATTTGGGCGATGACTCGTTATTTGTTAGATATAGTGAACTACCAGATTTAAATTCACCAGAAGAAAATCTGCCGCAAGAAATAGAAGATCAAATTCAAGAAATTTTAAACACAGATTTAGAAACAGCCAATGTGAATGAATATAATGCTCTTTTTAATAGAAACTTAATCAATATAGCAAAGGAAATTCTCGATGTACAGAAATTTAATAAATTTTTTCAATCTTTACCAAATCAAATAAGAGCATTGTTTTTATATCGCTTTTCATTTGTTAAAAAATTACAAGGTCCCACAGATTTAAACATTGCGGAAAATGTTTTTGCAAGAGCCGCAGTTAACATGAACTACATGCAAATTGCTAGCATTGAGGTTTTTGAGGGTTTTGGAAAAAACAGAAATAATAACGATAATATATCAGAGATGAAATTTAGATTACTTACAAACAAAGACTTAACCAGTTCCGGTGGTTTTTTACTTTGCAGATTAAAGAGATTTTATAGCCCAGAGCTGAAAATCAAAAGAGATCTCTATTCGTTTCCATTGGAAAATCAATTTTTTATCATAAATTTAAACAATGCTTCTGTAACAGAATCACTAAGGGCTGTTTCGGATCTATATAATCTAAACACTCCCGGCACGGAAGAATATATAAGAACCGAGATAGAAAACCTTTCACTTCGTCATAATATAACAAAAAGATACGATTTAAGTGGTGCCACAAGCAACATTGTTTCTCAAACTGGAGCACTTTCCTACACCAAGCCAAATGACGGAAGCGGCGGTATTGCTGAAACTCAAGGGTATACTAAACCAAATGACGGAAGTGGTGGCTATGCTGATAATGCTGGCACAACTGGATTTAATGAAGCAGTTGGAAACATAAATAGAATAACAGGCGGTGGCGGCTCAACAGGTGGAGGATATTAAAATGCCTAGTATACTTAAAAGAATAAAACCTGACGATCCGCTTATGGCCCCGGAATCTTATGGTATAACTAATTTCAGCTTATCGAGCGAAACAATACAAGATGTGGGCGATATTTACCACAAGCGAATTAAAATCATGATAGAACACATGTCTGATTCAAGATTAGAAATTGCATTTGATCCCGGCATTAGAGATTATTTAAATTGCAAAATTCAATTACCAGTTAATGGCCTTAATAACAAAGAGATATCTGTTGGTGCTGTAGATTCATATACACTTAGAACAATTAAAAATAATGATAATTTGACCAAGAAAAAATCAGAATATGAAATACCTTCTTATTATAATTTTAATGGCACTGTGTTAGATAATCAAAAAATCATATTTCGAGCAGGTGATGCGGATGTTCCAATATCTTCTCAATTTAATTTAAATAATGGAGATGATTTTGATTACTACAATTCAATAGGGTTGAAAAATATTAATTATAATGCACAAATAATTCCACTTCTTTTGGAATGTAATATTTTATTTAATGTATATGAAAGAATGGAAGTCTTATTATGTGATTACTCTAATGCAATACAAGAAAGAGCCCAATCTAGCATAATTGAGTGGGACATGTTAACAGACAGCTATCAATTATCAATTGATGAAAGCCTTTATCATGTTGAAAGTTATTCTTATGATTCTTTAACTCCCGACTTAGTACAACAGGCATCACTAAGAGCGATAAAAAAACAAATCTCAAAAACATGCCAGTCATATAAGGATGTTCTAAATGGAGAAGCAACCAAATCTGAACTTTTGTTTTATAAAGTAGAAAAGTGGTTTAGAAAAATACCATTTGATAATCCAAGTAAACCAGATCAAGTATTTATAATACCAGCATCAAAAGGATATTTTGATCTTATAGACACACAAATATTGCAGGATAAGAACTATTCTTACCGAGCCACAGCATATTATGCCTTAACACAAATAGAATATTTTTTCTCTGAATATAGAGAAATAAGTGCATATCTCTCCGAAGCCATCGTTGAAAGTAGACCAAAGATAACCTTTCACCAGCATGTTTTCATGGAAGAGACAGTTATGAATGTGTTTCCACCGCCCATGACCCCTATAGTTTCTTTTCACACTAAAGATTTTTTAGAAAATAAAATAAGGATTTATTTAGAATCTCAGGCTGGCGAAGAACATGCCTATTTTCAAGACATAGTTGAAGGGGAAGAAAATAAAGTTGCTGAAGGTGATATATTAACAGAAGACGGCTTAATTAGATTTAAACACAGATCAGAGCCAGCACGTTTTCAAATATACAGAACAATGGAGAAGCCAAACTCTTATAATGATTTTGAAGGCAAAGAAATAGGTTTTTTTGAAAACCAAACAAAACTAGAGAATATGATTGTTATGGACACTGTGATTCCTAATACACCATATTATTATACCTTCCGTGCTGTAAATTACTATGGATCACTTTCAAACCCCACACCAATTTTTGAAGTTGAATTAATAAGAGATGCAGATAATTCTAAAGTTTTAGTAAATTCGGTTCTAATTAAAGAAGATAATTCTGATATTCTTCATGAAAGTATGAATTTCAAAAGTTTATTAAAGATTGAAGTAGCAGAATCTCAGTTAGGATTTGATATGCCAGGGCCTACACCATCTCCCGGTTACACAAAACAAATGCTTGATGATATTAAATTATCACTTTCACCCGAAACTGGGATGAAACTTGAAAATCAAATTTGGGGAAGAAAATTTAAATTTAGAGTTCGATCAAACGATAGTGGTAAAATTATTGATTTTAATGTTAAAGTTAACATTGTAAGGGATAAAAGTTAAGAACATTTCTCGATATAATCTATTTATTATGGAAATGATACACATTTTAGGAGTTTTTTAATGGCTTTTTTAGACAACAGTGGCGATATTATACTTGACGCCGTATTAACAGACAATGGAAGAAAATTGCTCGCTGAAGCTAACGGGTCTTTCAATATTTCAAAATTCGCTTTGGGAGATGAGGAGATCAATTATTCTCTTTACAATATAAATCATGCTTCAGGTTCGGCCTATTATGATTTAGAAATCTTACAAACTCCCGTTCTTGAATCGTTTACAAATAATGCTTCTTCAATGAAAACAAAATTAATAAGGGAAATGACAACAAACAATATCTTATATTTACCAGTCATGAAATTAAACACACTACAGACTGATACAAAAATGCACACCTCTGGTGCTTTTATGGTCGCTGTTGATGCAGACACAGAAGGTCAACAATCTTCTGGGGGTTCAATGAATGCTAATGCACTTGGATACAATAACGGTGTCATGGTTGATGGTATCATGTTTGGTCTAACATTTGCCGATAGTAATAAAATAAGAATTGATTCTGGTCTCGATTCAAATGAAATTTCACCTTCAAATCAAACCCTTCTTATTGGTTCTATGACTGATACTTCTTATATAATTCAAATTGATGGTCGATTGGGTTACATAACAAATGATCAAGGCACCGGTATCGCCGAGGACTACACAGACGATGATGAAATAGTTTTTTACACAGTTGATAATACGGGCGGTGGAGCCGGAAGCATTGTTTCTCAAAATACGAACACACAACCCGGTGGCGCCGAAGTCATTGCTGGCCCAAGGGGTAGTATTGTCCAATTTAAAATAGGTGCAACCCAAAACTTACAAACAAGTACCTTTTTATTCACTAAGCTCGGCGGCATAGCCACGATGGAAAACAATGGCGGTACTGTTTCAAATTATAGATTTATTGATACTATGGTAAGGGTTACGGGAAAAACAACGGGATACTCGATAGATGTTCCAGTACGCTTCATTAAAACAATATAGTAAGAGAGTAATATATGTCCACTTTTTATAAAAACTTAAACTTAACAAATGATTTGGTTAACACCAAAACCCTTCTTCATGAAGCCATTCCACTCACAGGAACAATAATTTCTGGTACTTATGGTGTTGAAAATATTAAAAACTATGCCCATGGCATGTTTCAATCGGTTTATGATTATCCTTATATGAGTTCCTCTGCAAATCATATTTTTGATATAACGATGGGCTATGCAAGTAATTCATCTTTATCTGGAGCAGCAGCAAATCAGAATTCAAAGAAAATAAATGTTTATAATCAAATGGCACAAGTTTTAATGGGATATGACCAAAACGGAAAAATTTTAGAATTTGATGAAGATGGTGATTTGCTTGCTGGTGGCACAAAGCAAAAAGAAAACTTTTTTATAAACTTTTCTCGTCTATTATCTAAAGATGAAATCAAAAAAGGTTCTTTTAAATTAGAATTAGGAATGACACCAGCATATACACAAAATAAAGCTGTTTTTGCTTCTAGACTTCAATTGACAGATGTAAGTGGCTCAAATGGATACTTGGTAAATTCACCAGTTGGAGAATATGGTATTCTCTATGCAACACAGAGCGCTGGTAGTAGTCAGGTATTAGCTGTTAACAAAAGCTATCCTGTTGGACTTTTGTTTTATCAAGCTGGTATAGCAGTCGTAACTTCTTCTATTTTTAACTCAGTACATAAGGGTGGAATTTTGAGTAATGCACACAGCAATATATCAATGTCAGGCCCTTCTAGCAAGACTGAAGATGTTCGTGCCGTTATGACTGGCTCCAATATTGCTGGTTTTGCAGACAACCTTCGCAATCGCATTTTCAATCTTCAATTCAATAACACCGTTGAACTTAATTCAACAGTTTATTTTTGCCGAGTGAACAATAATGAATTTAATTTCTCTTCTAACCCCACTTATTTGACTGGAAGTAAAATTAGAGTAAAAGAACAATCTACTGATGTGCCTGTCTCATATATTACAACTGTTGGTTTGTATAGTGATTCGAATGAATTGATGGCTGTCGCCAAACTCTCAGAGCCACTTAAAAAGACACCAAATAATGAATTTACAATTCGTGTCAGATTGGACTACTGATATAATCAATAAACCTCTATAAAACTATTTAACAAAGAGGTTAACAAATGACTTTTTATAAATTTAGCCAAGACGATTTATTTTTAAACACTATCGAGGCATATCCACAATTTAAATTTTACATTCAAAGTGGAACAATATATATTAATAATTATCCACATTTTTCTGGTGCAAATACTGATAATATTATTGGGG